ATGTCAGTCCAAGATGCGGTAATAGTTCCACCATCTTGTTGAGTAAGCGTTAGCGTCTTGGTTGTCGTGCCAGTTACGGCTGCACTATTTATTTTGTCGTTGTAGGCAGCGGTAAAGTCTGTCCAATTAGAAGATGAAAGCAGCCCTCTATTTGTACCAGATGCTGTTGGGATATTAAACGTATGAGTATCTAAAACAGAACTGATATTAAAATCAGTTCCACTACTTCCGGTAGCAAAATACTGAACTTGTTTAGTTAGTCCATTAAGTGCATTAAGTCCAGTAGAGAAAGTGGTAATAACCTGACACAAGTGTCCGTTTTCAGTATGTAGAGTTATTGTCCTTCCTGCGGGAATTACATAAACTCTTATGGCTAATCTATCTGTTACAGCAAGTGTAGTCTGTGGTACAGCAACTGCGCCAAAGTATGCAGATACAGTTGTACCAAAGGCTATAAATTCTGGAAATGCTGAATTATTTGCAATTGGTGTAAAGGTTGTTCCATCGTACTTGCTTAACTCAACATAAAAAGATGGAGTTCCTCCACTTGAAGATGAGCTAAAGTAAAATTCAAAGTTCCAGTTTCCACCGGGAATTTCTAATAAAGATGGATCATTAGCATCTGTTATGAACTGGGCAATATATCCATCAGCAGCAATAGTAAAATCAGTACCAGCTCCAATAATAGGTGTCTTGCTAAACTCACGATAAACATTACCTCCAAATGTTCCTTGGTTCACACTGCCATTAAGGTAGTAACTAACACTAGATCCTCCACCGCTAGTAGATGGGAAGTCTCCTAACTGACCATCACCACGAACGTATTGTGCAGCAGTGCCAGCTCCACTAATAGCAATGGTTCCACTAGTTGTAATTGGAGAACCAGTAACCGTAAATGCTGATGGTGCGGTTAGAGCAACGCTAGTTACAGTTCCAGTTGCACCAGCAAGAGAAGTTGCTTTTCTTACAACACCCTGTGCATCAACGGTGAGCAGGTTTGTTGCGGTAGAACCAAGCGGGTCTGGGTCGTGAATTAAATCCCCACCAATTTTTACATTGTTGAGGAAGTGCTTAAATCCGGATATGACTTGATTGCCAACTGTCCGTACAAACGTGGCTAAACTCTTCTTATTTACCATTTCTTATTCTTGACATTCTCCCTCGATAGTAAAATCGGGATAAAAGATTGGTGAACCGTTATATACATCTTCTTCTACGAATTTATCATCACTAGAAGATTGAGCAATAGTCAGCAACGCTGGCTTACTCTTAATAAAGTTTACAATTCTCTTATCTACATATGAAATCTTACTATCAATTGCGGAGATAATCGTGTCAAGAGATGACTGGTTAGCACGTTCTTCTTCTGTCTTTGTCTTTGATGTACCGCTACGAAGAATCGTAACAGCAGAACGTACTGAATATAAAGCCAAAGAAAGCTGAACAAGTTTAAATAACTTTTGTTCATCTGCATTTAATGTCTTTGCTACAACCTTTGCGTAGATATGGTCGTACAAAGCAGTTCCAAGCAAATCTTGAATTGAAGTGACTTGCTCTAAAGAGATGATAGGGTATAAAGCTCCCTTGTCTAGCCGTTGTGGCAATGGATACGTTGTATAAACGTATTCGTCATTGATGAAAATAGTATCAACCATTTGTAACGTCTTCAGTGTTTGCCCCCTTCAATGATTCCAAATTTACAAGCTCCTCGTCAATCTGCAAGTTGATCTTGTCGTAACCAGCAACAGAAAGAATCCGATTGTATGCAGCCAACAATAACTCACGATTAGGCAAGGTCTCTGTAGCACGGAAGATCTGGTAAGCACCTACCAATTCGTTTCCAGTACCACCCAAGCGACCAGCCACCATTACACCAAACAAAGTAGGTGAGGTGATATTATGAGCTGTAAGAATCTTTGCGTCATTAAGACGAGAAAGTACATCAACCGTCTTGTCCAAGTTGCTTACATCTAACGGAGTGAACTCTGGAGCCTCCTCCTTGTTCTTTACCCACGATGCAATTACAGTTTCTCCTTCTGCCCCAGTAAACGAAGCCTTAAACTTGTTGAACTCCTCACGCTTCTGCTCGTTGGTCATATTACGACCAATGAAAGTAGCCAATACCTTTGGCGTAAATCCATTCTTTGCAGAGTGCTGTATGTGCTTACCAAACTCAAAGTCGGCAGCAATGTAGTGATATGCAGAAATGTAGTTAGGAACACCATAGAACTCGTTTCCAGAGTATGGGTTCTTAACGTATAAAATCTCCTCACGATTCTTCTTGAACTTGTCAAAAGCAGGAATCAAACGAGGCTCGTTATCTTGCATAGACAAGGCGTTTGGCCCAAAGCGTCTGCGGATGATATAGTGCGTTACCTTGCCGTTTACTGGCTCTGCTGCACGAACACCTTTAATGTCTAGAGAACGCATCTCTACAGGCTTCGTATGCTCTAAATTCCACTTAACGTAGATAGCATATGCTCCCTTGTGTTCGTTCTCAAATGCAGAGTGTACAATTTGGTCGTAAAGACCTTGAGACTTGCCAGCGCAATTAGAAATAAATGCCTTGATTTCTGCCTGCTTGGCTGGTGTCTTGATATTTTCAAAGTCGTAGAGGATTCCTTTTCCGGAAACCATCTTTGCTTTCTTGGTAATAATTCCAGAGTGTACTGGTGATTGGCGCAACATCCGATCAAGGATTGTCGGAAAGTCATCGTTGACACCAAACTTAATATACTGGCCTACTTCAGTTTGACCGAGGTTGTATCGACCATTAAGATTTTCAATAGTCTTCTCAAGCGGATTGGTTCCGATTCTATCTGCTGTTGCAGTTCCGCTAATCGAAGTGTAAGCAGTCAAGGATTCTTTAACGTATCCTATTGCCTGCTGAATTAATGATGCCATATTAAAATAATTTACAAATCATTCACAGATACAACGTCTGAATAAACGCCAGTGCCAGTCTCCGTGTAAGCATAACCAATAATGTTAATCAAGTACGAACCACGAAATACGTTGTTATTGTAAAGTTCTAGTGTGTAGTCACCTCCAAGGACTTGCGTAGTTATCAAGTTCAAAGGTAGTACAAAAAAGTCCCTACACCCAACAAGGTGGTATAAGTCTTGAAGAGAATTAAAGTTATACTCCGAGTTGCCGACAGTTGACTTTAGTTTAAAGTCGAAATCATCGATTGTAATATCTGCCGTTTTAATAAACGAGATATAGTTTACAACTCCAGCCTTTGCTGTCTTCATAAGCTGTTTAATGTTTGTTGTAATTAAAAAGGGCCGAGGCAAAGCCCCAGCCCCTTATTAATATACAAGTAATCAGTGATTACGGGATGATGTTCGTCCAGTCAGTTCCGGTAGCAGGCTGGTAAGCCAAGTAGTTTTCAGAACCAGTCAAGGTCAACTGATAACGATTCTTGTCAGCACGAGCAGCACCAGAAGCTCCATCAACAGAAGAAGCGTACAAACCGAAGTCCCAACCTACCATATGGCGAGTACCAGCAGCAGTCTCAACGAAAGCAACCAGTTCAGCACCGGGAGTTGCAATCTTCTCAAGAGCAGTACGAGTGGTAGCGTCCATAGCACCAAACTCAACTTGGATAGTAGGAACAACCTCGAAAGAACCATTGGCGTTGATGGTCTTAACATCGGTGAAGTTGGAGAAACCATCCTTCGTATTGAAGTCAAGAGCAACACCAGTAGCAACTAGGTTGGTAGAGCAGGTAAACAAGCCAGTAGCTGTAGCAACGGTGATCTCCGTGTCAACGGCAGAACGGTTGTACAAATACAATTTTTTCAAACCGCCAGTAGCGATTGAACAGGGATCAAAAGTGATACCAGAAAGAGTTACTTCACAAGCCATTTTTATATTTTTTTTAAAAAAGGGGAGGTGTTACCCTCCCCCTGTTATTATTTAGGCGAAGTTCTTGGCGTAGACGATCTCTGAACCTTTCAGGTAAGAGAAGCCCAACTTGAACTGACCCCAGATCTTGTCGCTAGACAACTCGCTCTCGTACTTCATATCGATTGCACGAACGTCATTGTATTCGTCAGTCAACATAACGAGGTTATCAGGAGCAGAGATGAAGAACTCACCAGCAGCCAAAGAAGGGAAGTGGATAACTTCCATTCCGTAGTAAGGAGGAATGTTTCCTTCAACAACACCTTGAGGGGTGGTAGTGTACAAAGCTGCGATGGCGATTTGGTAAGCCTGCATAGCATTTGTAGACAAGAAGAAAGCTGGCTTGAATTGGCGATCAGCGTCACCATAAACAGCAGCCAACATAACAGCACTCATCAACTTGTAAGCACCTTCCATAAAGGAAAGGATGTTCAAAGAAGTGATAGCGGCATTCGTGTCAAAGTCAATTACAGTACCATCACCAGCCATTTCGGTGGTCAACTTGGTAGCAGCAACTTCCAAAGCCTTTTGAGCAGACAATTTAGCGAAGTAATCGAAAACCCAATCTTTAAATTGAGCGTCCATAGTCTCTTCGTTGTGCTGTCCTTGCTTCAACAATACAGAACGGTAAGAAGACTCCAATGCGCTCTTACAGTTCAAGAAAGCCCACTTGTAGGTCTCAACGGTCATCTCCTTTTCGTTGATGCCAGCAGTAGACTGGGGGTCGAATACGCACAAGTCGCTACCGAAAGTCAGTGCAGCACTGAAGATGGGTACGTTTGCTTTTGATTTTACATTGTCAACGAGACGGAAGCGTTCCAAAACTTTGGCACTCTTCACCATCGCATCGATGAACAGGTCTGGAGTACGATTACCCCAGGGCAGGTTTGCAATAGTTACAGGCATTTTATAGTAGTTTAATGATTACCTTTTTAGTTAATTTACAAATTAATAGCGGGGCTTACCCAAGAATGAATCAATCATACTGATCTTGCGAGCAGTGATTGCCTCAAACTTTACTGTCTTGTCTACTTCCTCTTCGGTTTCAACACCTTCTTGCTCTTCAGAGAGTTTCAATTCAGCCTCTTCAACAGAAGCCTCTTCGTTTGTCTCTTCGGACAACTTTTCTTCTACCTTCTCTTCCTCTTTTACCTCTTCTTCTACAACCTCTTCGGCAGCAGGAGCCTCTTCGGCAACTTCTTCCAATTGCTCTTCTGATTCCTCAACTTCTTCTTTCTCTTCCATTGCACTCATCAATACTTCAATGGTGTTCTTAAGAGAAGAAATCTCAGACTCCAGCTTCGCAAATCGCTCGCCCATTTCAACGGCAAACTTTAAGTTTTCTGTCATCTCTTCTTTTGTTTTAATTAAATTACTATCAATCTCAATAGAAAAACCAGTCAACTGGTTCTGCTTTACATCCTCCCAGATGAGGTCAGAAACGACCTGCAACTTTACGAAGGCTGTGCCAATTGGGTCATCAAACCCATAATCTTTACTCTTGTCGTTATCCGACTCTTTGATCCAATACTCAAGAATGTAGGCAGAGTCAGTACCAACCGGAATAGAATGCTCAAGGTTAAACCAGTTTTGCATACCGGTCTTTGACCACTTTGCCATAATCTTTTCAATACCTTCTTTGGTGAATCGAAGGTAATACTCTCCCATCTTTTCGCTCTTGCGATAAATCAACTTGTCTGGAACCATAATTGGCCCAACAATTTGACGCTTCTCTTCGTCAGCAAACTTAAACGTAGCCTTTTCCTCTTGCTCTGAAAGGGCAACAAAAGAACGCTGAATGGCTGGGCGTGAAACCAAGGAAATAGCAGTCATTCCTGACTCATATCCTTCCATCTCAATATCAACCTCATATACTGGAATCATAGTCCTGATTTTTTTAGAAAGTCAGCTTCGTCAAACACAACTCCTTCTGACTTCAATTCTTGAATTTGGTACTCTGCAATCTCTCGTCTGTTCTCTTCGTCTTTGACCATCGAAATGATTTCAGCAATTCCGTCAACCATCTCTTGATCATCACCATTTGGGTAATTATCTTCGGTGTCTGGATAGTGTTCTTCCATCTTTTCGTTGCGAATAGACTCCGCCTTTCGGATAGCCCAGTTTACACCAGAAGTACCACCCCATCCAAGCCAAGCAACATAGCCACGGTCTTTCCAAGGAGTAGCCTTATACTCTGGTGCAATTTCAGAGTTCTGGCGATGACGATTAAATGCCGCCATACGAGCGATAGTAGAGTAGCTCAATGACTCACGATTAGCTAATTGATTGGCACGAACCCACCCAACGGTGGTCATACCCTTTACTTCTTTGCCATACTTCTTCTTCCAATTCAGCACTTTTCGTGCATTGGCAGAGGCCGAAGCCGGGTAGTCATTATAGGTTTTAGCCATATCTTAATTTACAAAAACTTGATGTCCAGCTTTGCGTAGATGTAGGTGTCGTAAATCTTTCCATCAGAGATGTTTGTGATTACAAACTCCTCATTTGTGTCCGAAAACTTAAACTCACGATAGGCATAGTACATATCCTCAATGAAGGCAAGTGGAAGTGCAGCATAGAAACTCATACCGGTTGCGGTTGCTGACTTAAACTTCTCGGATGAAATGTACTTTGTGTATGCGTCAAACAAGTTACCATATCTGTCTCCAAAGCGAAGGTCTTGACCGAGTGTTGGATGTGTCAACACAGGGTAGCCGCCAAGGAAATAGTTTCCAAGTTCTTTGTAAACAATTTGCTCAATGTCTTGACCATACTTGTTAAACTTTCTAAACGTTGGGTATCTGATAACTGTTTTATTGACGTGCGTTGTCAGATAAAAAAACCGAAGTCCAACCTTGTCGAAGTCTGGAATCTGATTCTTGATAAATCCAGTTTCTTGAACAGGGATTAAGTTGTTTGACAACTCTTCTGGATCCATATAGATTGGATCTCCACATATTGTCTTTGCAATTGGATTAATCAAAGAACTGATAAAGTTTACTTCCAATTCTTCTTTTCCGACATCATCAAAGTCTGTGGACACAGAGCCAATAGGAAGCCCATTCTCCTTCGTTATGTCGTAGTACCCACCTTCCTCTTTGTTCTTTAGTGTAATGCGCTTATATCGAAGATTTGGTGCTGTAATTTGGAACTCAAGAAGGTCATCTATAGATGCGTCTATAGAATATGGAGAAGTCCTTAAATCTTCCGTTCTATCAATGATAAAGTTTCCAGTGTCGTAGTCGTAGAACAAAGACAGATTGAATCGCTTCATAATGTCCATAAAGATTTCATACGGCTTTATGGATTCAGCGTTTTCAAAAGAGTCTTGGATCTTAAACGTGTCTGATGGGCAGGTAGCAGCCAAGTATCCTTTGCTGTTTATCT